AGTGAAAGCGGGACATTGTGGTTTTTTCCCTTGCCAGCATTCGCTTCGCTTGGCCGGGGTTCTCAGCGCGCCTTTTGCGCGGAGGAAGGTCCCATTGTACCGGGGTTTTAGGAGGCCGATCCGTGTACGTCACGGGATCAGCCTTTAGAAGGCGGGTCAGTTGTTTTTTGAGGTGTTCGGCCTTTTCGAGGTCCACTTGATATTCAATTTGGAACCTATCGAAGGCGCGAAACAGCTTGTTGATAGCGTCCCGGCCTTCTTTTGACGCGATAAACTTGCCAGCCATCATTGGCTTGCGAAGTCGCGTGACAGCTTCACGGAAGCGCAGCCACTCTTGTGGCGTAATTGGGTCAGTCATTTTTCATGCCTTTCTAGAGTAAAAAAGCGGGCACCAGAGGCACCCGCTTTGACGTCTTCACAGTGCCGAGCGGATCACTGTGCGAGACGTGTGCTTTCAGTCCGGAGACGGGCTTTCAAGGTGTCGCCACGTTCCTTGAGTTTGGCTTCAAGTTCCCGAAGTTTCGGATCACCGACAGCAGGCAGTTCCAGCTTGGCAAAGCTAAGGTCACAGTGCCGTGTGTGTTGTGGCCGGAAGCGCCGCTTGTTAATCGTCCGTGGGACGCGCGGAGAGGCTACGTGGACGTCCACGTTCGCGATTGATGTGGGGCGGTCTACCGCCATCACTTCCCCGGCTTGTACGGCGATTTCTTGCGCCGTGGTGCCTTTCCCGTAGCCGAGCTTTGCGAGGCCACTATCTAGGAACGTCACCACGTCGCCTTGAGTTGCGTAAGTTGCAGGCATTTACTTGTCCTCAGTTGGAGCGGTTTCTTCCGCTGTTTCGGTTTCGTCACAGGGTTCGTCAGTGTCAGGTTCCGGTTCTGCGTCTTCAACGACTTCTGTCGCCTCGACACCGTCACCAGTTAGCCGCGTCATGTCTACGCGGTCCAAGATGGACTTATAGTCGCCTGTGGCTTCACGGAGCATTGGGCCGACAAATGTCAGGCCAGAGATACGAGCGTCCAAGGCCGCCGAGAACTCGAAACTGTCCGTGATGCTGTCCATGAAGATATCTTTTGGCAGATCAGTCGCCAAAAAGAACTCCTTGGAGAGCGTAGGGTCCACAGGTTCGGACGCCCAGATGCGGTTGCGGTCTTCCGACCAAGCCGCGAGCGGATCGTCCTTGTAGAACTTGCCGCCGAGGTTGAAACGGCGGCGCATCCATTGGTGGTTCAGCGGTGCATAGCCGAAAATTCCGTAAGGGTCCGTATGAGCAACGTCCGCATGGAAGTTTTCGACCACCTCGACAGCTTGCGGGTCCAGTTGATCCAGCAAGCGATCAGGTTGCAGGTTCCCCATATTGAGGAAGTTGTAATCGGCGGACCGTTCCCAGAACTGTTCCGGCACGATTTCCACCATGACAACGACGGTGCCGCCTGTGTTTGTTTGCGGGACGCGGAGAGCCAATTCGGCCCCCGCCATGCCGCGAGTGGCGGACACGTCGAGGCTTTCCGCATCGGACGAGTACCGCTGCGTCATGCCGAACGGCACTTTTGTACGCGCGAGCAACATCGGTTGAGCTTGGTAGGCAGTCGGGACGCGAACGCCCGACATGAGCAAGTCGATAAGATCGTCGTCTTCAAGGCCGCTGTATTGTTCGCGGACCTTGGCCCAAGCAGAAGTTTCGCGCGCCAGATCAATGTTGGCGACGGACATGGTTATCCCGTCCCCTTCCAACTCTGTGTAGAGCAGGCCCAGAGCGTCACCGACTTCGTTTCTGAAGCGGATTGCGCCACCGCCAGCGGCTTCAAGGGTTGTGTTCTGGCCGTTCGCGTCGAGAGCCGAAATGGTATCCGTACCTTCTGCGGTGTACGTCACCCCGGCCTTCACGTCCGCTCGACCGCTGACAATATCAAGCGGAACTTCCCCGTCGATTTTTGCGCTGTCGAAAGAGGCTTTGACGATACCCATTTGAGGGTTGTCGAAGAACGCCGGATGAAGATTGCCGGATCCGTCAACGTCAGCCTTTACGGCTTCCCAGAGAGCTTCCGAGCGTTGCCGACAGCGGAACTCGAAGACCTTGTCGTAGGCTTGCACGTAAGCCGTGTTGACAAGTTCGGTTCCCGCCAGCGCGTGAGCGCCAGAGGTCTTGTACACTTCACGCGTGGTGCCGGGAGTGGCTTCAAAGAGGTGCGTGTCGATCCACGGAATTTCCGTGGCGTCCGCCTCAGGTTGACCCATGTATGCGCGGTTAAGCGCGTCCATGGAGTTGTTGAAGCGATCCAGCGCGAGGTGCGGCACGAAGTAAGCGGAGAAGACCGCGTAAACGCTGTTGAGCAGCAAGTCCGCAGTTTCGTCCATGTAAGCGCGCAGAGCGACACGGGAGGTTTCCATCGCGTCTTCACGCAACAGAGGAACGAAGGCCAGCGGGATTGCCTTCCCGGCGTCACCGCTTGTGACGGTCCGTTGAATGTCCGGACGCACAGTTCGGTCAAAGTTGACCGGAGTTGTCCTAAGACGGTCCGCAAGGTTCATATTGTCCATTTGGTTTTCCTTTTTTTTCGGAAGGTTATTGGAGGGACAGGCCCGTCCAAGTGGTGCCGGGAGTTTGAGGTCGCGGCGTATCGGGGTAGAAACGCTGCATTTGATACGTTTTGCCCCCCATATTGAATTTGGGGTTTTTGTTGCCCCGGTTTCCGGTGGCTTCAACGCCCGCAGCTAGGCCGCGTCCAATGTTGTCGCCAACGAAGATTGGTGCGACCGCGCCTTGATAGAGCCAAGTCATCGGTCCGCCATCCCCGAACCATGTTTCCACGGTTTCGCCTGTCGGGATGTACGAAGGGAATTTGAGAAGGCCGTAAGAGCCTTTGGCCCCTTCTTCTTTTGCGCGGTACTCGACCGCCTCGTCGCGAACAGCAGCGATCGGAACCGCATCCCCGAAGGTTGTACGGCCCGCAGATGGACCCATCAGGTTCGCTTGACCAGCCGCGTTAGTGCCCGCCGCATCGCCAGACACGTCAGACACGCGGTTAAAGGACGCTTGTGGGGCTTGGTAGCCCATGGGCGTTTTGAGGCTTTCCGTTTGGGCTTTGATAAGGTCAAGTTGCGCCTGTTCCAGTTCCTGATTGCGGCTTTCTTGCCAGTAATCGCCCAGACCTGTCGCGACAGCTTGCGCAGCCATCGCGCCGAAGTCCAAATCGCCAGAGCCGACTTGTCCTTGCGTCATGCGACCGCCCCCGGCTTGGAGAGCGGTAAGCGGGTTGAAGCCAGCGCGTTGCGCGCCTTCAACGATCCATTTGTACTTCTTTTCTTCCGTCCGTTGCATCAGCTTTAGCTGATCGGACAGCGAAGGGCCTTTGTTGAGCAGGCCCCCGAGAAGTGAAGACGCGCCCTTGATAAGCGCGCCGCCTACAATCGGGTCCATGTCAGTCCTTTCCTTGATTGATTGCACCAGCGCCGAAACTGTCGTCGCCACCGCCTGCAATGCAGTTGTTGGTGCAAGTGGGTTGATAGTTGTTGTCACAGCCCATGAGGCCGAGACAGAACGCGAGCAGCAGAAGCACGGCGAGAACCGTGTAAGTCGCTGCGAACGCGTTGCACAGGAATGTCCAGAGAGTGTCCATGGTTTCCTTTCTAACGGGATGAAAGCCCCGTGAAAGGAGTTTTAAGGAAAGGTTGTGTTTTTGGCAATGTTTTATTTTAGCAGAAGCGGGAGAGGCTTTTGAGAACTCCCGGCTTCTGCGGACACCCCCACTAAAGTGGGGACCCCCGTCCTTGACTGGCCTTTGCCGTAGGCAGGCCGAAAAGAGTTGCTTAGATAGCAAGAGATTTAGGTGCGGCGCTCACACCATGGGACGAAGTCCCGCTTGGGTCCCGACCCTTTCCCCTTTTTGTTAGGGTTTGGTCGCGGCTTGCACCTTTTTTCCGCTCGCATGACTTCCGCTTTGCGGGGTTTGGTTTTGTCCTGATCCGCAGATATGCGGGAGCGGGTTGGAGTATCCGGTGCAATCGCCCAGGTGTTTGTTGCGCGTTGCGGTGCCTGGGGGGCCGAACGCGTGGTGATTGTGAGCAGTTGATTAGTTAGCCGCAGTTGTTGTTGGCGCTGTTCAAGCGCGGCTTGACGCGCCCGACGCAGGTTGTCGAAGCGCACCGCTGATTGAGTTTTAGGAGTTTGCGGTGCTGGAGTTGTTTTGCGTCGTGTTGTGGTCCGACCTTTTTTGGATGTCTTAGCCATCGTATTGAATTTCCCCTAGGTTGTTGAAATCAGGAAGATCGTCCCAGTGGCATTGCCATTCCTCGATATAGGCTTCCGCCATAGCTACCGCGTACCTGTGGCCGCGAGCTATTGTGTATTGCCAGAGAACGCCATCTGGACGAGCGACACCGGGCACGGTGTACGGGATGCCGTATTGATTGCAGAGCTTCCGGCGGTGCCGGGCTTGCATGTGGGCAAAGTTAATGAGGAAACGCTTCCCTAGGCCGGGAGATGGACGCATAGCGCGCCCACCTTTGTCGAGATAGTCGTACAGGTACGCCGCCGATCCGGCCAGAGAGCGAGGCAGCTCATAGCAACTGTTTCCATGGGTCCAGCCGAGGTGTTTGTCCGAGAACCCTAGGGGTTCCGGCGGCTGTTTCCCGTACAGGAATTGCAGAGAGTGCCAGTGGGGGCGATCCGTCTTGTCGCCGTATTCGCCCACGGTGAAATGTTTGAAGCAGAGCTTCGATTGACGCCTGTTTTGACAGTAAAGCTTGACGTGGTCAGTCGGCAGGCTCCGACCGTCAGCTAGGTTTTCGTCATTGTACGTCAGCGTCACGAACCGAACGAAGTCGGCGGTGTGAGCTTCCGCAGCCAATCGACCGAGAAAATGGCGCCTGTGGCGGCTTTTGCATTTTGGGCAGTTTCGGCACTGTCCCATCCCGTTGATTGTCTGAATTGGGGTGTCGCATTTCATGTTTTTTACCTTCCGAAGTGCATTATTAGACAAGTCAGGAGTAATTGCACGGAAAACGCTCGTTAAAACGAGCGTCAGACCACGTCTGAAAGATCAGACCGTACTGGAGGAACCCAGCGTCAGGTTCAGGCAGATAGGCCAGCCCGACGCTTGTACAGGCCGCGTCGATAACGCGGTTCACGAAGTCCCGTTCGTGGAGGTTCACCCAGTCGCCGACCAGATCGTAAAAGATAGCGCCATCGTGGAATTGAAAGTTCATAGGAATGTTTTCCGCTTTGAATTCCTTTTGAGCGCGTTTGCAGGCTTCTTTGGCAGCCATTGCGAGTTGGTTTTCGTAGCGGACCTGTTCACGGTCCGGGGTTGGCGGGTTGATTTCCCCGGTTTCGCAGATGCGATCCACTCGGAAGTGAAAGCGGGACATTGTGGTTTTTTCCCTTGCCAGCATTCGCTTCGCTTGGCCGGGGTTCTCAGCGCGCCTTTTGCGCGGAGGAAGGTCCCATTGTA